AGACTGTTCATCGTGGTCCCCCAATGGGTTGAGCCGTGCAGTCGTTCGGCATTCTGTATAGCACGTAAATATTTACACCCGAAGGAAACGTTTTGGTCAATTTAAGGACCACGACCCCAAAAACTAGACGTCCCGAGGCATACGCCTACGTGGGTGCCACTGCGCGGGATTCAGTGTCACCTTGGAACGTCTATAAAATTCCTCTATAGCCAACTGCTCTGGCGGGGTATATCCATACGCGAGCCAAAAACTATAACGTGTCCTAGGGTGGACATCAGAGTAGGTGCGTTTCATGTCGCGAGACATGGTCCTCACCCCCCACGACTGTCCATCCACCACCGACGTGTGGTGCTCACCGGCGCGGAGGTAAGCGGCATAAAAATCCTGAAAGATTGGGATGCCACCAGTGGCCGCCATGCCTCCTGTGCCTACAGCATGTAACCAACCCCGGAAGAGGGGGGTGGTGCCATAAGGCTGCAGACACATCGAATCTTTGGCAATGGCGTAATGCGGATGACGCACCATAAGATAATGATGTGCCTCGGGCCCTACCCAAACGGGGTGGGATTGGCAAAACTCCAACGCCTCAAAATCGTAGGCTGGCGGTTCAAGCTCCATCGAGAAACCCATGCCTAGAAACCAGGCATCAATTCCCTCTGAGAACCGTGGGAGATCACGTCGCTCCATAAAAACGACACAATCATCCCCATTGTTGGCCAGCTGGACTCGTACTCCACAGAACCGGGAGTAAGCGAAAACCATAAGGCACATTAACAAACAATTCCCTAGACCGGTATTCATATCACCCGACATACGACCGCCATCAGTCCTATACTTCAGGCGGCCGTCGGCGGTGTAACCCGTACACACGTTACGCAATTGCTGGCGGAGGAGCGCAGCTAGTTTGCGGCGATGCCTACGATTCTTGAAACATAGCAAATAAATGCTGTGCTCAAGCATCAAAGCATACCTCGAAACATGCTGGTCGAAACGACGTGCATCCATGCCGACAGCGACCGGATCGATAAAATCGGCCCACTTTGCATACATGCACTCCCCCACACTCGCAGCGTTCATACCCTTCATCACAGTTGGCTGCCCATACATACGGCCTATCGCCCTATAGAGCCGCTCTTCGATCGGCCGCAAAAACCGACCGAGTTCGACGTTGTACCGCGGGTCGCGTGGGCTAATAACCCGCGGCACTGGGTCCGCCTTACGAGTAAAATCCGTCTTCTCGTATTTGACGAACACCTTAACATGGCTATCTCTCGGTTGTAAACTCACCCTCAGTAAGCTCTCGAAAGCACGCTGGTACACCTTCCTCTTGGGACCCCGGAAAGTCGAGACAAACTCGGCATAACTCAACGGGGCGGCAAGTGGCAGGTGCGGAGCCAGCGCATCCATGGCTGAAGACAGGGCAGCCTGGAAATGACCACGTCTTGGTCGAGGGGGTGCCCGGAACTGGCCATTATGCTTAACATAAAAGACCCTTTCCTTGACAGCCCTCTCCAGCGTGTCTAGATCATTCCGGTAACCGTACAACAAAACAGGGGGGGACAAGCCCCCTACACGCAACATCTTACGGTTCCGTACGTCACCCCACCTCCGCACGACCTGCAGGTGAGGATGGTCTGGTGCAAGAGAGCGCCCAGATCCTACCCCAGGTATGGAGGCAAGGCCCCCCTAAAGTTCAGGAGTGGTGGAAACCCAATTCCACCACCTGGTGAAAAGAGTTTCCCTGTTACTACGCGCCGCCCAACTCCAAGTGGAAATCAGGCGGTCCATTTTAACAGCCGTAGTTGAGCGAACGTAGCTAAGCTCAACAGCCTCATCAATAATATGAGCACGGTCACACTTGCGAACCCGGGGGTAATTGTCAAGGTGATCCCTAAGGAATTTCCGTGTGACCAAAACGTCCGCTTCGGTACGCGGTCGGGGGCCAAACTGGCAATACCCAACCAAACCGAGAGCGCGGGCGAAATCACCACGCGGGCGTCCCCTAAAACGCGGAACTGGAAGCGGGGGTTCGTCCTCCCCCCGCAGTTCATTGTCACCATCTATCATACTGACTACCTCCTCAACGGAATCGACGTGACCGTCGACGCCGTCGATGGCGCGAGTGGCAGCCATTTCGTCGGAAAAAGAGCAATACAATTTATAGCCAAGAACGGCGGAAGTAACTACAGCGGTGGTTGCAGCCACGCAGGCAGTGGCAAATGCGTACCTGCGTGTCGCGCGTTGAATCTTGGTTAAATTAATCTTGTACTTCATTGTATGGTGGTGGTGGATCGATTAGCGCCAGCTCATCCGGCTCGTCCGGGCCGGATGGAGCAGCAAACGGTGCGAACTCGAGCTCATCCACAGCGATAGCGCCGCCAAAAGAGCGGACTAAATCATCTAACATTGTATCAGACATCGACTCAAAAGAGTTGATGACGTCATCAAAGGTGGAATCAGGTCGAGCTGCAAGTCTGCTCATTGCCTCACGGGCTGCCCGCAAGTCCTCCAGGTTGGTGTGAAGTCTAGCCCAGGAGTTGTCATGGACAACACCCATAGGATACCCTGCAGTATCCTCGACATACTGAAAATCAATCAACCGACGCTGGGTGCAAACAGGACAAACGCAGATTTGGCCGTGGTTGATATTGTAAACCAACGGACGTGGTAAACAATTAAGACAACCAACACAGCGACAGAACCGGGGGTGATACGCCCGCCCACCATTGAAATAAACAGGTGCTCGGATATGGTCAGAAGCAGAACGCAACTGACAGGCATAACACTTGAAACACTCACAATGGTGGACCTCATCACGAAGACTAACATCGAACGCGCGGCCGACCATAAGGGCCGGGCCACAACGACGAATAGCGCAACAAGAGTGGGTACACTCCCGGCCGCACTTGGCCTCACGCGGACGTGGATTGCAAAAGCACTGACATATATCGAAAAGCAGATGCCCAGTAACAGAATTGTTTGCGCGATGCTGCTGGGCACAGCAAGTCGAACACGAACGCGCAGCCATGTTGAATTTTGGGAAATATCAAAGA